TTGAAGGAAGGGGCAGCAGGCGTGGCATCAGTCTTGGGCTGACGAAAGGCAGGATTGCCAGCCGGACGCTTAGGGCCAATAGGCTTGGGATACATTGGTGTTAGAGTTTAGGTGTTTTATGCCTCATCCCAAGGCGCTGTGTAGCGCTTGGATTTGTAGTTGCCGTGGTCACGAGTTTGTGCAGCAACCTTTTGCATTTGCAGGCGGTTTGCAGCCGTGCGCCCGGGGGTTTTACCCGGGGTTTTGCCGGGGTTTTCAAACTTTAAAGCATCAGCGTATGTTTTGCCTCTAGACATTGTGCTTGCAGGGACTGACTTGTTGCGCCCTGAGCGCCATTCAGGAAGGTGTGTTGCCATAGTTATTAGAGTTTAGGTGTCTTGAAAGAGTCAATCAGCGCCTTCACCTTGGCACGGTTGAGGTAGCCAAGCGTGGCAAGGAAACCGCCAGCAAAACCAAAGAGAAAAGCAATCACAGCACTTCCTCCCCTTCAACCTCATTGACAGGCTCAGAGTGAGCATCTGTCCGCAGAGCGCCACCAAAGCAGTTGATGCCGGGTGTGTTTTCCTCACAGTAGGAGTTGCTGTTGGCCTTCATTTGGTCAAATGTAGCAGGCAATACCTTGCCGTTTGTGGACTTCTGAACAGGTGGGTTCGCCATATGCTTTTGTGAGTGTCAAGGGGATGAGCCTGTATCTGCTGGGTCTATCAACGGTTTTTATTTTCTGTTTACTTGGAAAGGAGACAGAGGGGAAAGGGAAAGGGGGTTTAAGGGGGGAAGGGCAAGGGGAGGCAAGCGCCTTTTTTCACTTTTCTTTACACCCAATAATCACCCCGGCCTCGCAGCGCTTCCGCAGCGTTAAAGGTGTTGCTAACCACGCCTGACATCAGCCAAGGCTTTTGATTGTCCCATTGAGATTGCGCCTGTGCCTGCCCCGGATTTGGCTGGGGAGCAAAGTGGCGGTCAATCTGCGGGTGAGTCCGGGCAACCTGAGGCATTGAGCGCTGAGGCTGAGCCGGGGCAAAGGACTTGCGCTGTTGAGCCTGAGGGCGGTTTGAAGGGCCACCCCAAGGCTTCCCCTGTCCGGCCTTGGCAGCAGGGCGCTGAGGCCCAGCAGAGCGCTGAGGTGCAGCAAATCGCTTGGGCGCTTGAGCAGGCCGTCCAGCCTTGGGTTTGAATGAGGGCATCTTGGGCATATGAACAGTTTTTTTGTTTATATATTACTTTTTCCAAGTGCCGTCAGCGTTTTTAAAACTCACTACTGTGTTGTTTTTTACAGCAAAAGCACTTATTTCTTTGCGGTTTGCCGTGCTGAGTCGTTTCAATGAAGCCTCAGTTTTTTTAAGTTCAATGCGCTTTTCCCTTGAGTCAGGCACATTCTCAAAAACACGCTTGTGGTAGTCCTTTAAAGCCTCTTTAACACGCTCACGCTCTCGTGAGCCAAACTCACTTCTTGAAGCACTACGCACCCGGGATGCAGTAGGGTTGCCCCAGCCACCTTCAGGCACAAGTGATTTGAAACCGCCTGTGATATTGCCGGAAGGGATTGAAGGCGCTTTGTTTGGGCGCTTGTCAGCCTGAGGAACAGCCTGTTGCTTGAGCCGGAAAGCAGGGTTGCCAGCCGGGCGCTTTGGGCCGATGGGCTTTGCGTATGCTCTGTTTGGGCCAAGGCCACCAAGGTTGTTTCCCATAGTATTTGCGGGTGTCAAGACTTCCAAACCTGTATGCGCTCAGCCATCCAAGACGGCACAGGCTGGCAAGGCCACTTGTATCCATAGCGCTGTTTGAATGTCTTTGCCCAGCCCAGCGCCTCATCAAAGGCAAGCAACTTGGCTTCAGAGTAGCGTGGGGTGCAATCAAGCATTGATGCCCGGCCTGTCCAAAAGGCAACACTCTCACCAGACCCAAGCACCTGATGGTCTTTGGGGTTGATGTGGTCAGCGTCATCCTTGAGTTGAGGGGCAGCATACGCCAGCACCCATTTGTTTGGGCTGGTGTCAATGGAATGGGCCATTTCAGCCCAAGATAGCATACGGTCAGTCATAGTGTTGGTTAGCGCAGGATGTCAGCCTTGCGCACCTTGTGAGCAACCTCACCAATGAGCAAGTGGAATGAGTATGACTTGGGTTGCCCAGCCTTGTCCCACAGGTCAATCATCTTGTCGCCCGGGTAGGCGGTGTTGATTTTGGGATACAGGATGTAGCGCTCAGTCATTGTGAATGGCGGTTCATCAAGGCCATTGCTTGCATTGATTGTTGGCTCAAGGATGAGCCGGGCCTCAGTTGGGCAGGAGATGAAATGAGGGATTTGACCGTGCAGGCTAAACTCAATGCACGGCAGCGTGTAGAAGCGCTGGTCATTGGTGACAGCCAGAGTCTGCCGGGTGTAGGCATACCCGGTGATGAGCGCCTTGGCTTGCGCCTCAGCCAGAAACTGCTTGGTGATGAACACCACTTGGTCGTGGCGCAGGGCAGCGGTGGGGTAAAAGTCAGAGTCCATTGTTGGTGCGGTAGTGCCAGATGAGCAGGCAGATGATGATGATGGGCATTGTTATTGTTTGGTGGGAAGTTTGAGTGAGTCCAGATGAGGCAACCAAGTTGCAATCTCAATGGCCTCTTTGTGGTGAAAAGCAGCGGTGGTCTTGTTGCCAGCCCAGAAAGCAGAGCCAATCTGGTTGCCTTCAGGGTCTTTGATTTGGGTCAGGTAGTTGCGTGAGGCCCGGTCATACCAAGTCTCAACGCTCAGACCGTCATTTGTGATGTGCTTTTTCATATGATTACAGGGAAAAGACGGTTGAGGTGCTGCACATAGCGTCATTAGCATTGGCAACCTTGCTGCGGTTTTTCTCAAAGCGCTTGTGAGCCTTTTCCGGGTCTTTGGGGAGGAACAACCAGCCAGAGTGGTCAAAGACAACTTTGCTGCCTTCAACCAGCACCCTGCGGACACGAAACCACTCTTGGGCAATCACGCCTAGTGCGTTTTTGCCGCCATACATACGGATGTAGCGCTCAGTCCGGGCCAAACCCCATTCAGCGCCTTCATCGGCAGGGGCATCAATGACCAGCAGGCGGTTATCGTTGTGCCAGACAAATCCCATCACCTTGCGGCAAGGCAAGGACTTGGGGTAGTCAGAGGCAACCAAGGCTTCAATGGCCTTGGCTTTGGTGGTGTCGATGGTGATGGAGTTCATATTGGTTCAGATTGAATACCTAAACCAAAAGGGCCGACCACCAGCACGGCAAGCGCTTTTTTTCTACTCTTTTGCCTCAGGCTTGACGGCAAACTTACGCCATAAAATCCAACCACCAATCAACGCCATCAGCAGCGCAATGCCACCAACGGCAGCGTCAAAGTGCTTATTGCCGGACACCTTCACCAGCACAAAGAGCAATGCGCCAGCGCCCATCAAAGACATACCAGCCATCCGGCTGACAAGGCAAAGCAAAGCGCCAAGGGCAATCATCCCGGCAGCGTATTGGGCATACTCTTTGTTCAGGGCATCGGCCTCAGCCTTGTCCACCTTTGCGGTCAGCGCAGCAATCTGTTCATCCTTGGCTGTGAGCGCTTGAGCAGTCTTTGCCCGGTCAACCTCAACTTGCTTCCACAGGCGCTCTGTTTCGGCCTGCTGAGCCAAGGCAAACTTCACAGCCTCATCATAGTCCTTGGGCTTGGCAGTCTCAGCACGCTTGGCAGCAAACTCCACATCCTTGGGGGAAGGCACAGGCAAGTAAGCCTGAGCAACCCTCAACTCATTCTTGACCACTTCCTGCTTGCCGTCCTCATTGGCCTTGGAAGCCACCTTGACCGCAGCAGCAGCCCTTGACTCAACCAAGTCAGTCTTGTCGGCATACTTCTCAGATGCGCTGTCACCCGGGGGTTCAACCGGGGGCACAGTTGTCTGGCAGAAGCACAGGGTCAACGATGAGAGGATGAGCGCAACTTTAAGCATAGCCGGATGGTGTTTGAAATGAAGATGACAGCGCCAATAGCCAGCGCTGAGTAGCAGACAAAACCAAAGTTGTTGACGATGCCTTCAGCACGCTCAATCGGCACAGACTCAAACTCATTGACCACAGCCTTATCCGTGATGAGGACAGCAGCAGATTGTGCGTTGGTGACAGCCTTGAAGCAGGCAATAATCGTTGTTGAGGCCATCATACCAGCAACACCAAAAGCCATTAAGAGCAGGCTTTGAGTTGCGATGATGGTTTCACTTACGATGTTTGGACTTTGCTTTGGCAGCGCCTTTGCGGGGCGCTTTGCCTTGGTTTGTTTTCGCATTGTCAGGTGTGGCTTTTGTTATTTTAGCCAAAATGTAAGTCATCAACTCTGGCGCTGCCATACCGCTGACAGCAAGCAAAACAGCCTTGTAGATGGGGGGGATTGAGTCCTGACCGTGCAACGCAAAGTAAGTCAGGACACCGACAATGACCGCAGCAGTAATCTTTTTTATCCACACAATGAGTGGGCTTCCCTTGTCAGTCAGCAGCATCCGGGCAAGCATACCAGAGCCACCAAACAGGGATACAATCCAGCCACCACGCTTGAAGTCCTCAACCGCAGGCCCAAAGTCCTCACCCGGGGATGCGGGTGGACTCATCAAGACACAGCCTGATTAGGCGCTGTTGTGTCCTCCGGCTGGTCGTCAACTTCCTCAATCAACAGCAGGGGGACATTGCGGGTGTATTCAGGGTGCTTGCCAGCAGCAATCTTGACCATCACTTGGCATTGGTCATCAGGGTTGACCTGATAACTCTCAATGTCGGCATCAGTCAGGCCCAGCCAAGCAATCAGCATCTCAGGTTTTTCAACCTTGAAGGGTGCTTCAATCAGGATATAGTCACTCATTAGTTTAGCAAAGAATAACCGCTGGCAATCAAGTCAGCACGCAGGCCGTTTTCTGTGAGGTTAAAAACCACAAAAGCAGGACTGAACACGGCATATGTTTGCCCGGCTTGAACAGCGCCAATGATGTGCGCCTTGTTGTTTCTAACAAGGGCAGCAAAGCCTGCGGTGGAGTAAATTGAAATAGCCATTGGTTATGTGATTAGGAAAGGATAAGGAGATGCTTCACCATCGTAACAAAGGTAAAGTGTTTCACCTGTGCCTGTTGGCGTGAATGTAGATGTGTCATCGATTGTATTTACATACTGTGTGCCACCAGACAAGTAAGACCACCCAAACAAGTAGCCATTGATTTGAACTTTGAACTTACCTGCTACAGTCCAATCGTTGAAAATAGTGCCAGAAGATGAAGGGTAGTAAAACCCTGTCACATAATACATACCATTCCAAGACGGCCCATTGCCGTAGCCAGCAGTAACAGCCAACGCAATAGACTGTCGGTAGGTGACTCCAGCAACTGCCGCAGTAGTTTGAACAGTAGAGTCTGCAAAGGTGATGCCAGCGCCGGAAGTGCAAGCAGCCAAACTAAAGCCAGCAGAGTCACTAAATGTAACTGTGCCTCCAGAGCCTGTAACTGAAATGCCTGTGCTTACTGTGCCACCATCAAACGGCAAAGGAGCAGTAGTCAGAACAGATGCGTCACTAAAGGTGATGCCGCCAGCGTGAGATATGGAGATTGGGCTGTCCACAAACAGCGTCTGCGCACTACCGCTGTACCAATTTACCAGATGCCCGCCCTGCCAATTCAACTCATAGCCAACGGCACAGGTCAGCGAGATGCCGTTGTAACCGCCTGTGCTGTTGTCAAATGTGCCTTTGTTGATGTTCTGCGCACCAACAGCATCAAATACAACAGCGCCTGTCATTGTCCCACCAGCAAGAGGCAAATAAGCGCCCCCGCCCCCGCCCCCGCCAGCAGCAATCGCAGCATCAGTTTCGGCCTTGGAATAAACATCAAGGTTGTCCCGGGCATCGGGCACGCTGGCAACATCACTCAGGCTGTTGACGGTCTGGCAGTAATTTGGGTCAGGGATGGGGTTTGTGGGTGAGTCATTGTTAATGTAGTCACGGTTGATTGTAATGTCTTGCTGTAAAATTGTGCGCTTAGCGCCACCCGGCTCAGTAATCTCAGCCTCAATCACAGCCACTTTGCTAAAGTCCTCACCCAACCATTCTTCAACTTCCTCTGTGTTTAGGTCAAAAGAACCAACCCAACCACGCTGGCTGCTCATCAAAGGCCCACCGTTAGGGCCGGATGAGTTCAGGTATTCCGCTACACCAAAATCAAAATAGGTTGTGATATCCCAACCAAAGTTGCCGTTTTTATCAACATAGTAAACAGCCTTGGCTGGCGGTTTGCCTGAAGCAAGCGCAGCACGGTATGCTGGGTATGTGATGCCCCAATTTGTATAGTCATTGGCAATGTTGTTGAGTTGGTCATTCAGGTCATTTGTCGTGCTTGCGTTGAGCGTGCCTGTGCCCTTGATACTAAAATTGTATGTAGCAGCGCCTGTAAAACGGTAGTTTGAATAGCCATAACCAAAAGAGCCACCTGTGAAGGGGAAGCGAAAAACAGCATAAGTGCCGTTCCAAGGAGTTACCTCAATAGGCGCTTGAGCCAGCGTGGTTGGGTTGGCTGTAAACGCATCAGAGAAAACCAATGTTGTGCCTGCTGTCTTGTCAAAGATGCCAATGCGAAACTGTTGGCCCGCCTCTGGCTCAAGCAGGGCCATATCGGAAGATAGTGAGCCTTGGTTGTTTGAGGAAGCCTTGCGTGCAAAAACAAGCACCTCAGCCTGAACCAAGTCACCCCGGGTCAGTTCAAGGTTGGTTATTCCGGCTGAGTAAGGCCCAGCAATCAACACCCCACTCAGGGCATCAATGTTTAACGACAGGTTGGGGATGTAAGCCATTTTACTTTATGCTTGTGTCAAGGTATCAGCCAACGGCCTGCGACACAAGGCAGGATTGGCATCAAAGTGCTTTGTCATCCGGGCGGTGGCCTCTGTGCGGTCAGGGAAAGCGCCCACCCTCCACCCATAGTTGGCTACAAGGTGATGCGGTTCAATGCCACCTTGCGGCCCCATTTGGTCAAACCATTCCCAATACATATTGTGCTGTTCAAGCCTGAGCGCCTTGACCCCAAACCCTGATTGCGCCCATCGTGTGATATGGAAGTCCTCAGCGTATGGGCCGTCAGGACAGGCCCAGCGTGTGAAACAGTAGCGTGCTGCCCACCCAGCAGCCTTTTGAGACACCGCATAGGCCATACCCATCATTGACTCGGCTGAGCGCCTGTTGGCTATCCCAATGATGTCTGTGGATGTGTTGGCAAAGATGTCCGGGTGAAGCAGCAGGGTGTCAGAGTCAATCTTGAGACAGCGCTGCTTGCTGACCGTCAGCCGGGCAAGTTGATTGACAATGCACTTGATAGCGCCCTTGCCGTTGATGTTGTCTGCTTGCCTTTCAAAGTCATCCACCACCACCTCCACCCCGGCAGGGAATGGCAAGGCAGCATCCTTTGACTCAACTACTACTGTGACTTTCCAATCGGCAGGAATGGTTGCCAGAGACAGCCTGAACATCTGCCAATCTCGTTGACAGGTCAAATAGAGGACATTCACACAATGTATTTATTGAGGTAGGATTGGTTCTGATTGAACAACAATTCATCGTGGGCTTCAGTTTGACTTGCTTCATATTCAGAGCGCACAGCATTGGATGCCCGGCCTGAAGCCACCCACCAATCCCAATACCGTTGTTGCTCGTCAGCAAACTTTACAGCCTCATAACCTTCCTCATCGGAAAGGATTGAGATGGTTTTAGTGACAGCAACAGCCAAAAAGTAGCCATCAGAGTAGCCCTCAACTTGGAAGTATTTTGGCTCACCAACAATCTCAGGCGCATTGGCGTTGGGCCACACCTTGCGGGGGGCGCTGTCATCGTAGCGGTAGATTGGGTCTGAACCAAGCATCAGTAGTAAACTTTGTAGGTTGGAGATGACGCAAAATCAGGGCCAACAGAACCATCGTATGGGCCTGACGCTGGGCCGCAATTCCCAACTTTGGTTGATACAAACCAACCTGACAACACCGGGAAGTTTGCAGCCTGCACCCAACCGTAAACAGGGCTAACAGTTGTTGCCGGGGGCGGGTCAGGGGCGTAAGCAATGATAACAGAGCGCCAAGTGATTTGACGCAGAGTGCCATAAGTGCAATTCACAAAAGAGCCACTAATGTAGATGTTCTGAGTCATATTGCCTGATGCTTGCAGGAAATAATCAGTTTGAGTTGCGCCAGAGCCACCACCGCCTGAAGGTGTGGTTGGAGCGCCCGGCCCGGTGGTGGGGGGGGTGGGAGGTGTCCGGGGCGCTGTGGGCTTTTCCTTGGGCTTGTCAGGGTCAGTCGTGTTGGGAATTACGGCAGGCGGTTTGACCGGGGGCGGTATGACATCAGGGGGCACTTCCGGCCCGGGCGGGGGCGGGGGTATGCCGGGCGGGGGCGGGGGCGGGGGCAAGTCTGGCACAGGCTCAACCGGGGGTGGCGGTTCAGGGGTTGGCTCAGGGGTGGGCGTTGTAGTGACGCTGGGCACAGGGAAGTTGACCACATCAGGCAACCAAATGCTGATGTCAGAGCGCAGGCTGTTCTTGAGTTTGCCTGCGTGCATACGGTTGTCCAATGAGGCAACAATCCAAAGGTAGTGACCAAACACCTTGCTGTTGCGTGGGTCGTTGGGGTTTTCAACCGTCAATGGGCGCTCCATTGCGGCAAAGTATTCAGCATCGTCAACAGGGTTGCCCATCGGAGAGCGCCAGCAATACACAAACGGATTGTTAATGACCGCAGCGCCAACGCCAAACTTGCTTGTCAAATAGGACGGCAAAGTGCCAACGCCATTCCAAACAATCAGGTGAACAACCCAATAATGCCAAGTTGGTTCTGACACTTCCCACTCGTTGCCGGGGATGTCTTTTGAGTATTCACTAATGTCCGTCAGCACAGTCAAACCACCAGACGGCACTCCTGCCTTTAAAGCGCCATTCTTGGTCAATACATCAACTGTCCGGCCTGTGTGAAGTCCTTGCCACAACCTGCTGTCCAAAGGTGTTAGGACTTTGTTGCCCTCAGTATCGTATGAACGGTTAAAGGCGCTCAAACCAACACGGTAAGGCCCAATGAACCTGCCATCCTCCATCCAATAATAACGCAAAGGGAAGGACACGCCATCATCTACTGCTTGCTGCTCTGACCGTTTTTCATACACCCGGAAAGGGAATGTCTCAATGCGCTCTGGCTGGCGCAACAGGGTGATTGATTGATTAGTCCCATTGCTTACCAACACGCCTGAACCGCCAACACCATACGCACGGTCAACGGCCCGGGCAAGGCGGTTTAACTTGGCAGCAGAGATGGGCTTGCCACGCTGAAACGGCAACCCAGCAGAGCCTGAGCCAACCTGAGTAACATCACTCATTCGTCTGTTACATCACGCTTGTAGATGTGGATGCCATTGTATTTAGAGCCATTTAAAACATTGTCGTGCCAGCCTCTGTCGCCAGAAAGCATACATTCAAACGACACTTTCCAATACATATTGCCATATTCTTCAGCGCTTACCGCATTGAGCAACCAAGTCTTTGTGCGCACTTGGGTGTTGATGATGTCCTGTTTGGCATCGTTAATGCCTGTTGTAATCAGGACTGAAGTTGAAAGCCACTCCTTGTCGTCACCAAACAAGTAGGCCGGGATGAGTTGGATGCCAGCCCACTTGCCGTCAACGGATACTGTGCCGTTGGCTTTGGCAAGTGTCTTAATGTCAGCACGGTTGGATGTGATGTAAAACCCTGACACGCTAAGGCCGGGGCTAAAGTATTGGCGCACACCGTGCAACTCGACATTGCGTGTCTGAGGGTTGTTTGGGAAACCGCTGAAGTTGCCGCTGGCTTTGTCCTGCTCAGTCCACGCATTGTTCTTGGGCGCTGCCTGTGTGCCTGCCATTGAAACAAACCGTGGATGGGTCTGAATGTCCTCTTGTTGGGTTGCTCCACGCACAGATGCGTTTACCCGGCTGCGCCCATTCGTCACCCGGACTGTATCCAAAGTGTTTAGGCCAATGTATTCGCATTGGGCCTTCATCTTGCCTGTCAGGTCACATTGGTGAACGGCACGATGGCATACCAGCATCTCATTGTTTGGGTGAGTGTGTCCCGGTTTAAGTGGGCCACTAAGCGCTTGGTCAGCCGTGCCGTCATAAATAAACTCAGCAGCGCCTTGAACAACGCCATATTGGTCAATCTCAAAGTGCCACCCCGGTTGGAGTTGGGCTGTGCCAATTTTAATGGACTTTCCTTTAATAAGTAGTGCCATAAAGTTATCCTGCGGTGTCAGGGTTGGATACCGGGGGCGGGGGCGGGGGCATCTTTCTTAAAATACTGTTCAGGTAATCATTGCTAATCTTGGTCTGGTCAAGGGTGAGTTTCTGCCAATTATAGGCTGTGGAAACATTGCCACCACCGCCAACGGCAGCAAGGCTGGACACGCCAACGGCAGCAGTTGCCATCTGAGCCTGCTCAGCCTCACCTGTGGCCTCACCAAAGATGTCCTTTGCGCCAATCTTTGAGTCAACCAAATCGCCACGGCCTATGGCCTTGAGCCGGGCCTCACGCTCTCTCAAGTCGTCATCAAGCACTTTAGCAAACTCAGACCCATCAGGAGCAAACACACGCACCATACGGTTGGCGCTGTTGAGCATTTTGTCACCTCTTGCGCCAATGCCTTCAAACATCTTTCCAAAGCCTTTGAACTTCAGGAAAGCATCAAGCAACTCAACAAAGGACATCGCAAAGTCCTTGATGATGGTAATCCCCTCAAGCAACAGGGCGAAAAAGGCAGAGAACCCTGTTGTGATTACATCCCAAGTGCCCTTCCAAGATTGCTTTTGACCGTGCAGCAACTCGTCAGTTGCTTGATTTGGGACAGTCTGTTCAGCCATCTTTTGTTTCAGAAACTCTGAACCGTGGCCCAAAAGCGCCTGTGCTTGCCCGGCCTGTTGACCAAACAGTTTTTGCATCACCGCAGCACGCTGCTCCGGGGACATCTTTTCCAACCCTTTGGAGATGGCAAGCAGGGTCTGTGTTGGGTTCATTCGCTGCAATTCTTCAACGCTAATCCCAAGTTGCCCAAAAGCCTCAGCCATCCCACCAAGACCACCAATAGCCATATTACTGTCACGCTGGATGCGGGCCATCATTCGTGCGATGGTTTCAAAGTCACCCACCCCCAAGTCCTCAGCCACCTCACCCAAGCGCCTGATTTCCTCAGTAGCGACACCAAAGCGCTTTGAAATGTTGGTGATAACAAAGGACTTTTGGACGGCAGCAAACATCCCGGTCACGGCACGGTTTGCTACTTCAACGGCAGCAAACATACCAAGGAATGAGTCCTTAAACCCTTTTACTAAGTCACCAATGTATTTGCCAGCGCCTGAACCAGCACCGCCACCGCTGCCTTGCCCGCCAACGGTCTTGCTGCGGAAAATGAGGTCAATAAATGCTTTGAAGTTCATTGCTTTGGTTGCCTTTCCTTTATGAGCATATCAAGCAGCATCTCATCCTGAGTGGTCAGAAACTTGGCTTCAGAGCCACCAATCACCCCAAACACGCCTGCATACCACATCACCTGTTGTTCAGGCATATCCCAAGCCTCATCCACACTAAAGCCATTGTGAACCGCCCAACAAACCGCAGTCAGCACAGCCGGGCTGTTGTCTTGCTTCTTGGCCTTGTCTCTTTCCCAAAACCTAGGGCCGTGAACCAATGTTTTTTGGTAAGCCTGAAGCGCCTTAATGCAGTCTTTGCGATACCAACTGCTTGAGGCCCACATCCATTTACGCCACCAATGACCAATGGGGTTGGCTGTTTTTCCCGACAACACCTCAACAAATGTATCAAGGTCATTGTAGGTGCAAATGGTGCAATCAGGTTGCAGCAAGGCGCAATCAATGGCGGTCAGGACAATGCGATGCCTGAGCGTGAAAGGTTTGAGTGTCCTGCCCAACAGCGTGACACTCTTTTGAGGCCCAAAGGCTAATAGAAAGCGCTCATCCACAGGCCAACAATGACCCGGGCGCTCAATCCATCAACTTAAATCAACCGCCCGGGGCGGGTGCTTCACCAGATGAGTCAACACCCGGGTAGTGAACACCTGTGAGGCTAATGTTGGCAAAACCACGGTTTTGACCACGCAGACCAACTTGTTCAACAATGTGAGTCTTGCTGTCAAAATCAAAAGTAGCACCAATCAGGGCATCAGGGGCAAGAGCAGAGCCATCAAACTTGCCTGTGCCAATCAGGATGCCTTCAGCCTGAACCGTGCTGCGGTAGTCATCGTAGCGCTTTTGAATGACAACCCCAAGGTCATTCATTACATCTTCATTAAGGGCGGGGGCAAGGTCTTGGCTTACGGACTGCATAGTTGCGTTCATAAGAGTAGCAATTTCAGCGCCATCTACGCCAAAGATGTGGATTGTAGCACCTGTTTCTTGAGCCATAACTTATGTCTGTGTCAAGTGTTCAGCAGGCAAACCGTGGCTTCAAAAGTCAGGTTGTTGCCAAGGATGTTGTCCCCTTCCCGGCCCTCCCTGTCCCCTTGAAAAGACAAAAAGTAAAGGTGCAGACCGTAATCGTTGAATGTAGCCTCAACCAAAGTTGGGTTATAAACAATGGCCTTTTCGATGTTGTCAGCCCTGTCCCGGTGTTCTTCAGGGGTGGTGTCTGTTGCATTTGAAAGCACCATCACAGTCACAGAGCAGTTGTAGTTGCCCATAACCTCCCCATTGAAGTCAGCAACCGGGTTGGCAGCATCACACAGCACTACGCAACAGGGGATTTGGCGCTCATCTGCGGTTTGACCCTCAAGGACATCAACGGCAGGCACGGTTGGGTTGGCAGCAAAGTAGTCAACAATGACTTCCCTAAGCGCTTTTTCTACGGTGTTTTTGACAGTATTGCTGGTCATAGATTGTTGAGTTGCTTGAGCGCCTGCATATTGTTCTTCAGGCTGTGCATCAGATATGTCTTAAACTTGTCTGCCCGGCCCGCAAGCGCATTGTCCAATGTCTTTTTCTTTACAGCAATACCCCAAGCATTGCCAATCTTGTTTCCAATCCCAATGCTGATTGGCCTGTCCTGCGTGATGAGGAATGGACTTTCAGGTTGTAGTTGGGCGCTCTCATCCACAATGTAGCCATAGCCACGCTGGTTGCGTTTAACCCATCCGGGGAAGTTGCCTTTGCGCTTGGGGTAAATCAGCCGGGCAGCATCAGCCCAACCAGACTTCATCAGGCCAACATACTGCTGACGCTGTTCAATGTAGCGCTTGCGCTCTGTTTCCTTCATCAACCAATAGGATGTTTTGATGTTGTTGCGAGACACCCGGCCCTGTTTGCGTGAGGCCCGGTGAGCAGCCCCACCGTCAAATGAAGTCATCATCTGCACCTTGCCGCCCTCAAGTCCAACCTTGGCTTGGGTTGTCTTGCGCATAAACCTAATGAAGCGCTTGCGGCCCTCAGGATGGCCTGCAACCACGCTGTTGATGATGCGCCTCAGGGCAGGATTGCGGACAGTAGCACCCCGGCCCTCAAGCAACTTTTCAGCAGACTTGGTGAACAGCATCTGCTCAGCAATCAGATACAATGGCAACTTGAGGTTGGGTTTTCCATTGGTTTGTTTGATTACTTTATACACTTTGCCAATGTCCTTGCCCACGGTTTTTCTGCCTTGTTCAAGTCCTTTGTTGTCATCTCCAAAAGGGGGGGTGAAGCGTGACAAGTCCTCACAAAGCAATGAGGCTTGTTGCTTGATGACATCAATGATGCCTGTGCCCTTTTTGTTCTTGATGAGATAAGGCCCAAACTGAACCAGCAATTTGTTGAGCCTGTCAATCTGGCGCTGGTCAACCTGAACAGACACGCCACCGCCACCGCCACCGCCAGAGAGCGCCTTGTTCATTTGCCCACGCAAAGCACCTGTGTTTAGTTTGCCCCGGTTGCTAACCAATGACCCTGCTTGGCGTAATGCCGCCCGGGTAAGTCCTTGCCGTGCGCCAGCAGCAGCAGCCCGGGCAAGCATAGCCCGCACGCCACCACTCGCAAACAGGCCACCAAGCCCTGTGCTGCCACCAAGCAGGCCAACAAGGGGTGCAAGAAAGGGGAGCATTTATTGGTGTTCGTGCTGGCAAGTCAGCACCACCCAAGGGTAGGGGGGATGGTCGCTGATGCTCTTGATGCGCACCACGACACCATTGAAAGTGAGTTTGCTGCCCTTCTCAGGCACAGAAACCAGCCCGGCCCGGAGCAGTTTAACCTCAATGGTCACTTGAACAATGAAGCCACCGTCAGCCAGCACCTCAGACTCAACAGGAGCGCCCACCACAGCCTTTGTTGTGATGCCGTCTATGATGACATCCCGGCCCACTTCCGCAAGCAACTCAGGGGCATCAGCAGCCATCTCGTCAAACAGGCTCATAGTCTATGTGGGTGTCAAATAAAGAGGGGTTGCACCTGTTAAAGCACAACCCCTCAACCCCCAACAACAAACTCTAAAAGTTAGTCCTCAACGATGCGGTAGAGGCAGTCGGCATTGCCAACAGCGCTGCCCAGCATCCAAGTTGCGGTCAACTTGTACTTGCCCATATTCCAATCGAACCAGAAGCGCAGTTGGAAGGTGAAGCCTGTAGCCGGGTCAGTCACATTGGTCACTTCGCCACCACCAGAAGTGGGAGCAGAAGGAACACGGCTGACAATCAGCAAAGCCTCAGGAGTGCAAGCAAAACCCTTCAGACCCTGACCGTTGGTAGGCAGGATGTTGGTTTCATAGATGTCAAGGCCGTGCAAACGACCAATGCGAGACTCACGGAGAACATCAGTTGTGCCGATGCTGAAAGCCTGAGCAACAACAGGGTCTTTAACAAGGTTGCCGTAGATGACCGGGGTGAGCATCAGGTTGCGGTCATCCTGAAGATTGTCCAGAGACATCTGAGTGGTGATGTCAGCAACCTTGGTGTGGTCAAAGGTGTTCAGCGCAGCATTGAAGGCTTCCTTGGGGTAGTTAGCCACAGTAATCTTGGCAAACGCCTCATCATAGAAAGAGCGCAGGATAGCGTGAGCCATCGGAACCATAAACAGGTCACGGATGCGCTCAAGGGTGTAGGAAGCAACTTCCTTTTCGGTCATCTCAATCGTCACTTCCTTGTGCTTATTCATCACAACGGAAATGCCTGTGGATGTTCCGGCTTGCGGGGCATACCCAACAGCAGGGTTGAAATCAACCGCTGTGAATGTGCCAGCAATGCGAGTGGTGACAGTCTCACCCTCGGTAGCGACATAGTTGCTGAAGTCCGTTGCAAAGATGCTGGTCTGCGGCAGTTTAGGCAGCAGGGTTGTCAGCGCTTCTTGAGCAATGACTTCAAGGTTAAAACCTCCAAGTGTATTAGCCATAATAGTTAGTTAGTGTGTGGAAAAAGTGGTAAAGTTATCGGCCCAAAATGGACTCACGATTGGCTTCAAAAAAGGCCCGGCAATCCTTTGCGTTGCCGTCACGCTGGAGTTTCACAAACTCAGCGACAATCTCATTGCGAGACTTGGCGGCAGGGTTGCCAGCGTTGGTGACAGCAAGGGGAGCAATCCCGGCAGAGGCAGCAATCTGAGCAGCCTTAGCAGCAACTGTGGTCTGCTTGTCCTGCTCAGCCTTGAGAGCAAGAGCAAGTTCAGCCTTTTCAGTTTCGTGCTTGGCAAGCGCAGCAGTCAGTTCAGCAATGGAAACCTTGGCAGCGGTCACTTCCGCATCCTTGGAAACCAGCGCCTGTTCAGCAACAGTTGTGCGTTCAGAGAGTGCGGCAACCTCTGTCTTGAGGCTGGCGTTTAGTTCTTCAATAGTCTGTTCCATTGCTTTTTGTGGGTGTCAAGTGAGTTGAGTAAACCGGGACATAAACTGTGACCGGGATTTGGCAATGCCTGTGATAAGACCACGCTGGGCTGCTTTGCGAGCAATAAAGGACTGCCCTTCCAAGTCCTCATCACGGACAAGGGTGCGTTTTCCCTTCACAGCGCCCTTGAAGTCTTGCCACAGGTCAGAGCAATCGGCATCCATTTTAGCCTCTTGTTCAGGGGTCAAAGATGTGCCAATCAGACCAGCAGCCTTGTGCTTGCCTGCCTTGAATACACGCATCTTAATGCCCTCATTTTCAGCCTTTTTGGAGTAGTCAGGGATAACCATAAACACCCCAACAGAGCCAACTGAAGCGCCCGGAGTGGCAACAACTTCACGGCATTGAGAGGCAATCCAATAGGCCGATGACTCAGCGTGGGTGTCCGTAAAGGCAGTTGTATGCTTCTTGCTGTTGGCAATCGCATCAGCCAACTCAGGGATGCCACGCACCGTGCCACCCGGGGAGTTGATATCAAACACGATGCGCTCCACATTGGGGTCAGCCTCAGCAGCCTCAAAAGCCTGTGC